AATCTGCATAGTCTTTCCACCATTGAACCGCAGCGTTATCAACGCTCAGTCCAAGTATATTAGCAAGATCACCTACCGTAGTTCCTTCAGATGTTTCTTGTAAATACAATCTAAACTGCGCAAGTTTGTCTGATGGTAGCCCACCTGATAATTGGAAGTACTGTGGTTTTGCAGTAGATTTTAATTGCTCCAGTCTATCAATAAGAATTGACCCCTCTCTAATTGCAGTTCTTACTTTAGAATCTATTTTTGCAGGCTTACCAAGCGCTGTTTCTACAGCCAAATCTAGTTTACTTTCAAGTTCTATTGCTTTGTCTAAATCTTTTTTAGCCTCTACTACTTTTCCTTGTTTTACTTTGGCTAAAATTAAACCGTCTTGCAATATTGGATCAAGACGTTTTAAATTGACCATAGCGGCATTTTTGTCTGTAGAAAGCAAATCTATACTTTGGTCAAGAATTTGTTTGGCAAGCGCATTATTATCTTTCCACTGCTTTAAATCACGTTCATAATTTGCTACTTCTGTTTTGTATAAATCTTCACGCCCTTGTTTATGGCCCTCAGTAAATTTAGCCATAGATTTAAGGGCAGCACGACCACCTGCCATTCCAGTTAAAGCGCCAAGCAGTGCGGTCATTCCAGCAACTTCTGCTGCTGCTGGAGCATCAAACTTGGTAATATCTGCTTGAGGAACTTCCCCAACTTGTTGTTGATAGCCCTCTACTAATTTACGTTGTTTGCCAGCAAAATCTTTAGCAATTTTTTCTTCTTCGTTAATTTGTGCTTCTTTTGCTCGTTTTTCTTCGCGCATTACATTTTCTGCTGCTGAACTTTGCTCTCGCAACATTTGTTCGTAACCTTGACGAGCCGTTGTACCACGTTGTTCTGTGGTCTTTCCACGCATGACCTTGCCAACCTCTGAGATTGGATCGTAAATATTTAAGGATTCTTGCAAAGCCATTATGCTTCTCCGCGTGGAAGTTCAGGTCTACGGGTAATCTCAGGTGTGGCTTGCCGTGGCGTTCTTGGAGCGCGAGAAACTGGGGCGCTGCTTGCCAATTGTGAACCAATGTTTCCTGCAATTTGGCTTAAGTAATCATCAGCCTCACGATCAGCAGCAATGGTTGCTTTGATTGCAGCCTCATCGTAGGCGTTAGCCAGATTCAACTGTTTTAGAGCATTATTTAGGTTAATTTGAGCAAACTCAGAACGCTGTCTACCTAACTGGTTTTCAATCATTCCAGCCTGTGTGCCGGTTACAGCGCCTCTACCTGCTGCGGTTTGACGCAATCTAGCGCGTTGTGCTTCTTGTTGAGCAGCCTGCTGTGGAGTCATCCCACCAGCCAAAGCCTGTTGACGCAGTGACTCTCCCTGAGCGCGTAAAGGTGCGCCAAGAGCCGATAACCGTGCAGCCTCTTCTCTACCCTGCTTACGGGCACGGGCTGCTTGTAACATTCCTACTAAACCTTGGGCGCTATAGCCTGCGGCTTGCGCTAGGCGAGGGTATCTTTGCGCTAAATCTGCAATACCGCCAAGTTTTGACTCAGCCGTTTGTGCTGCTGATTGCAGGAAACTTGGCTCAATACCAGCCTGCATACGTTGAAACTGATCCGGTGCCATACCAGACACGTCTCGTGGCGTGTACTCTGGAGCAAAACGTCCGGGGCCAAAACCTATATCCATTTCACCCTGCGGACTAAATTGTGGCCCAAAGTATTCATCTGCTGGCCCAAAATCTGTTTGTCCGGGCGCTTGTCTAGCAGCGCTTTGGGTGTAATAGGCTTCTGCCTCTGGCGTAATTCCACCGCTTGTACTGGTTACTGCTTGACCAGCATAAGGGTCAAATTCATCGCCATACAAGAAATCACCCTCTTCTTGAAACTCGGGCAATCCAGTGTTGGGGTTTGTAGCGCCAGAGCCACCCGCGTCCATAAGCATTTGCGCCTCTTCGGGCGTAATGTGGGCAAGCACGGTATCCCGGCCTCTGCCCATCTGACGCAACATTTCGGCTAACTCACGGGCATTACCCATGCCACCCATTCCAGTTAATGATTTCATAGTCCTAGCGCCTTTCTCAAGCGTAGTGAACGGCGGTTCCATACCGCACGTTGTTCATCTTCATCCCCGCCAAACAACGGTTCTTTTTCCCCAAGAATACCTACCAAAGCCTCTCCTGTCACCCTTGAAGATATACCCGGAGTAGCGCCATCTCTTGCGGCTGGCTCACCCCGTGCAACGGCAGTGGTTGTAATTGCTCTGCCCTGAGCATCAAACCTTCTAGCAGGCGGCTCACCTTCACCTTCTCCACCACCAAGTTCGATCTCGCCTTCCGGTGCCTCTTCCGGCGGCTCTTCTGATATTGGCTTAATCTCAGTTGGTCTAAACCCTGCCCCACCACCTGTTCCAAGGCCGTAACGTTCACCCTCTTCTGGGCTAAGTCCAATCAAACGCATGATCTCTTCATCAGAAATCTCACCCCTGCGTTCCTGTTGCGATGCAACAACCTGTTCTCTTCTGGAAGCGGCCTCAGTTGCACGGCCTTTGGTCTGCTCGTACTCGTCCAATATTCCTTCGAGTTCAGCGTCAATTTGGGCTTGTAAAGTACCCGGCAAACGCCCTGCTTGCTGCAATCTTTGGCGTTGTTGCTCTACAAACTGTCTGCGAGAAGCATCCCTAGCGGCTGCATCTTCGGCTTCTTGTAAGTCTTGCTCAAAACGCTCTAGTTCTTTCTCAAATAGATCAGTCTCTACCGCGCCACGAATTGCACCGCCACGGGACTCACGGGCTTGGGCATTGATTGCCGCAATCTCTGATTCGGTCAGCGTTGGGCGCTGGCCTAAAAGTTGGCCCACATCCTCAATCAGTTGAGGTTTGTCAGCAAGACCTGAAATTTCTATATATAGATTGCCACTTGGCGTTCTGATAGCGCCTTCTTCATCTTGGTAATAACCCTGAGCCTGCATATCGGGCGTTAACTCAGTTGCTTTACCGGGGCTTGCAGTCATTGTGCGGTAGTCTGGGCGGCCCTCTACCTCTCCAAGCGGGTTGTCTTGAGTAGCATATTCAGGGACAGCATAGGTAACTTTGTTTGTTTCTGCGTCAATAATGATGTTGTATTGGCGAACATTCCCATCAGCGTCTTGTGTCGTAACGGTACGGGTAAACCTACCATCACCTAAATCCTCTAACTCACTGGCCTCTTCTCCGATCAGCGGAAGAGTTTTGATTGACTCATCAATGCCAGCAGGCAAGCCACCAGCAATATCAATACCTTCGTAACGCCGACCCTCTGTTTCGCCAACCAGTTTTATCAGAGTGTCAGCCAATTCATCGCGCTGAGTCTGCTCTTCGGCTAACATTTGGTCAGTCTTAGGCTTGAAGTCAAAACCTGTTTTCTTGGCTTCTTCCTCTGCTTTAACCTGCTCTGCCTTGTATTTATCTGAAAGTTCTTTTAACTGAGTGTTATAAGAGCCAATTTGGTCAGACAAATTGTTGATAATTTTTAATTCAGCGTTCAGTTCTCTGGCGTAATTATTAGCCGTTGCTGTATCGCCAGCGTCTTTTGCCTGATTATAAAGTTCAAGTTTGCTGTTATAGTTTTCTACACGGTCTTTATAAGCCTGAACGGACGCGGCACGGCTTCGGCTAACATCAGAGGTTTCATTAGAGTATTTATTCATGGTTTGCAGGTAAGAAACCATGCTGGCAGAAGCGCCCATTAGGATTGCTTCTTTGATCTCCACTCCCTGCAACGTGCTTTGCATCGTGACACGGGCAAAGTTAGCGGCGGCAACACTTCCAGTAGCCTTATAGACTTCGGTAGCGGCAGCGCCAGTAACGCCCCCAATAGCGGCGCTAGTTAATATTTGCTTAACATCGCCACCGGAAGCGGCAGCAGCAACAGCAGATTGGGCGGCAGAGGTTGCAGCAGCGATTTCGCCTGCTGTGTAAACAGCCTCGCCACCTTGAGCAATAGCATCAGCATTAGCGGCTTCCATACCGCCTTGCACTGATTGGCCTACCTGCTGGATTACCGCAACCGTGGCGGCTGATTTAACAGCATCTTCTGGCGATCCACCTTTAGCCAAGGTGTGCATACCCGCTGACATTGGGGCTGCAAACTGAGGAGGCACGCCCATAGCGACCAAGGCTACCTGTATGGCATATCGCTCTACAAGAACTTGAGCAAACTCTCCAATGTCGCTTAGAGCATCTCCTACGGCCTCAACCGCATCACCGATTGCCCTGCCAACATCTTCAACAGCGCCAACTACCGCGTCAAACGTATCCTCAATAACATCGCCAACAGACTCAACTATCTCTCCAGCAAAATCAAGAACGTCACCAACAATAGGAACGCCACTCATTGTACGTCCCCCTCGCGTGATGGGCCTAACTTGAAGTTAGCAACGTAATCCCCGTTTCTGTTTTCTTTTAACTCATAACCCATCTCAGGTCTGGGAGGGTTTTTTGCAATAATGCGAAATATTTGAATTAACTCTGGCTGCTTAAAAATAGTTACAAGGTTGTCAAACCCAAGTAAGTACGCACTATTTATAAATTTCTTGACGTTTTCTATGAAGTTTCTAGGCGTGTCAATGTTCATGGCGCTCATGTAGCCATTGCGACCTTCTCCCTTGTTGATAATAAACAAGGTATTGCCAAAACGCATGTGTTCGTTGACCGGCATGGACATTTCTGCCACAGCCATAAGAACCGCCTGCTCAGGAGGAAAGCCAGTTTCTTGCGCCTGATTGGAGGCAACAATCAACTCCGTTAGGCTGACCATTTTTTGTTTGCTATCTACTGGTTGCATTGCTACCCCTAACTTATATCCCGATCAGACACCATATTCTCCATCAATTCACCTTTGTTAATCAATAACTTATTACTATATTGCACCGCACAAAAACCCGTTTTTTTTGGGTGGCGGGGAAAGGTTTCAAAATTGACTGGTTGAAACCCAAAATCACAAATTTTGGTCATTTTTAGCCTTTATGTGACCCCTAAAGAGCGTGCTATTTGCTCATGTATCAGCAAATGGCTGTTGATCCAGTCGTAAAAAGAATCCTCTTGGTTCCAATCTGTGTCTAAAAGGTTAAACGGGTTGTCCAAATCGAGGATTGTGGCAAACGCCTGATGCTCAATCTGGTGGATTGCCAGCCAATCGTCCAAATCCTCTACGTCAGCGTCTATCAGAGGATAGCGCGGCACCGTAAACCCAAGGTCAATCAACCTTTCGGCAAAGGCTTGGTGCTGGATACCGTTTTCAAACAGAAACTCTTTTAACCCATCTGGATCGCCAAAGCGTACTTGGGCCAGACTTTCAAAGTTCACAGTTTGGCTACCAGCCCAATCAACAGGTTAATTACCCATCCCATCGCGCCAATGATTGTTGCAGTTGCACCAATGCCAATAACCTCGATACGCTTCAGACGGGCGTTAATACCCCGGTAGCGCTCGGCGCAGATTACCTCATGGGCAGAAAGTTTGGTTTCCACAATATCGGAATGAGTAGCCATTAGACACCGTAATAAGGAATTTTCTTAGCCGCCCCGTTTACAATAATAGTGACATATCCTTCGGGGTTCAAGGGTAGGCTAGGATCAGGCATAGCGGCTGTATTGCTAGTAGCCAAGTTAGCGTAAAGATTAGCCGTGACGGTAAGATTTGCCGCTTGGATATTCGATAATTCTATGTTGGATGAGTTTACCCAGACGTTTGTTGTCGAGTTGTAAACAATAACTTGATTATTGGCTAGGCTTGTAAAGTTTACGTTTCCATCCGTGCCGCCAAGAACTGATCCGTAAGTGGGGCGAACAAACAGGGTGCCATTAGAAGCCGCATGTATTACCGCAGCCACTTTAACAATAGCGTTGGGAACAGAGGGTTTGTTTTTGGTTAGACCGCCAGTAACGGACGGGTTGTAATACAACTCCGTACCATCCGTCCAAGATTCTGCCCCGCCAGTAGTGTTAATACCCTGAACCTCACCAAACGATTGAACGTAAATCCAATCGTTTAACACCCCAGATTCTTTGGCTAAACCTAAGATATAGTCTGACTGTGTTGGTAAAAGTCCTGTTGCCGGTGCCGCTTTAAGGCCGCCGGAAGCGCCAGTGCTGCCAGTAAACATCATTACTTGGCCTACGTTAGCCGCACCGTCTAGTTTGACCCGATAATAGATTTCTTCGCCAAGATGGTAAGGAATATTGTTTTTTAAACCAAGATCAAGCGTAGAAACTCTATCTTCATTGTTCCAAGTCAAAAGTGACTCAGTAACGGTAATATTTGCCGCAGTGTTGAAATCGATAGAATCTACCGACACGTTTCCAGATACGGCAGGAAAGTCAATGGCTACGTTAGAGGCTCCTGTGATCCGGCCTTGGGCATCTACGGTAACGACTGAAACATTGGTATTGCCGCCATAGGTGCCAGCGGTAACGGCTGTGTTGGCTAGGCTGATCGTGGTGTTTGAAGATAGTGTGCCTCCACCCGTAAGGCCAGTGCCAGCAGTAATTGTTGCCGTATCTGCTACGGCATTGACGTTTGCAGCGGTTAAAACTACGGTGCCTACTTGCCCGTTTACGCTAGTAACTGCGTCTGTGTTGTCTACCTTTTGCCATACGGAGCCATTAAAAATAGCCCAATCGCCAATCTGCCAATCAGTGATTCCATTGAGGTTTGTCGTACCAGCCACGTTGACAACGTAATAGTCTCCTTGCGTTCCAACGCTAGAAGTCAAAGCGGGAGAGTTAGCATTTGCGTCCCACGTACCTTTGTACGTGACTGCGCCAATGCTGCCGCCACCCGTAAATCCAATAGTTGATACGACCTTTAGCATTATGCTCTCCTAGAGGCCATCACCTGCTGTGATGTATATAACAGCAGTGTTAGAAGCCGTTACCCCAGTAAAGTAGGCGTTTGGAACAAAGGTCAAAATCTCATCCGTCCCCGGCAACAAAGGCAATGCCTCTCCGCTAGTGCTTACTACGGCAGCGGCAGTGTTAGCCGCATCAGCAGTCGCGCCATAGCCTAAAAATACGGTCACTGTGCCTGCGTTAAGAATCCGGTACTGGTTTCCACCCAAAGTTGTAGAGGCGGCTTGTACGGGCGTAGGAGCAGTCGTAGCGGCAGTAAAAGCCACCGTATTGCCTAGTTTGGTAAACGCTTGAGTACCCATATCTATTCCTTTGTCAGAGCCATCACTTCATCAATAGTTTGAGACAATTCCCAAGAATTACCATTCATGCCGTAAGCCACCGTTACTTTTGTGCCATCTTCTTGCGTATGCTCAAAAAACGATGCAATTAAATCGGTGTTAAGGATCAAGCCCTCACCGATACGGCCTTTTGCCGCATTGGTTAATTTAAGCAGCATCAGAAACCTCTACCCACGAAGTTGTAGCCTCATCCCATGAATAACGCTTTGGGTTTTTGGCTGTGCCAACATCTGTTGGGTATGGAACCGGAGACTCCCATAGGCAAGTATCCTCGTTTAGCACCCATGAGGCATAGGGCTTGGGAGGAATAAAAGCATCCCGACCAGCATCGTAGGTGTACCCAATACCAGCATAGTTCTTACGCAGAGGCGTGCCACCTAATGCGTGTACCCCACCGTGGGTGTTGTACGAGGTCTGTTTATAGACATCGCCTGTACGAGCGCAGAGGTCTGCCTCTTTACCGTCATCTTCCTGTCGGCCTACGGTCACGAATGTGACTATGTTGTTTTCATCTAATTTCGCAAAATGGGACACCTTAATCTCCTTAACTAAAAGTTACTGTTTCTGATGTGGTTGAAGTAGCAGTCACGGTGTAAATCTTAAAGCCGCCGGATGTTGTGGAGGATTGCGTTACACCGCCTGAGAAGGTTGCAGTACGGGCTTCTGGAATCTTGATGATGACTACGCCTGAACCACCTGCACCGCCACCAACGGTATATCCACCACCCCCGCCACCGCCTGTATTGGCAGTTCCAGCAGTTCCGGTGCTGGTAGAGCCAGCGCCGCCACCATCAGAAGCAGTGCCACCAGAGCCGCCAGTCTGTGCGCCACCGCCACCACCACCAGCCCGAGAAACAGATGAGCCGGTAATTGAAGAAGATACACCAGACCCGCCATTACCGCCTACTCCTGAACTAGGAATATTGCTACCAACAGACCCTGCGCCACCACCTCCACCGCCAGCGTTTGTTGAATTACTTGTTCCACCAGCGTAGCCTTGGTTTGCAGTTCCGCTTCCGTTTGATAAATTATTCCAACCCCCACCGCCTGAACCGCCCGCTTGCGGAGAGCCGTTTCTTCCAGCGCCGCCTTTTGTAGATGTAATTGTGGAAAAAATAGAATCATTGCCAGCATTTACTGCCGCCCCACCAGCGCCAACGGTGACGGTATAAGAAGTACCAACTGCAAGACTTAACGAAGTTTCAGCAGAAGCACCGCCACCTGAAGTTCCGGCACTTGTGCGATACCCGCCAGCACCACCACCGCCAACATCTCCACCGCCGCCTCCAGCAATAACTAGGAAGTCAACAGTAAAGTTTGGCTGGAACGTCACAGTCTCAGATGTAGTAGACGTAGCAGTTACAGAGTAGATGTTGAACCCACCGGATGTGGACAATGACTTAGTAACGCCGCTAGAGAATGATGCGCCTATGTTGTCAGGTACTTTAATGATGACAATGCCAGAGCCGCCGTTACCGCCGTTGTAATTATTGCCGCCAAAATTAGCACTACTACCGCCGCCACCGCCACCTGTGTTAGTAGTACCAGCAGTTCCGTTTGCTCCTGTGCCAGCACCACCACCGCCACCGCCGCCAGCACCGCCAGAACCAGCGGCGGTACTATTAGCACCACCGCCGCCACCGCCACCGGAACGAGTTACAGATGAGCCAGTAATAGAGGATGCAGTACCAGCGCCGCCATTTGCTCCAGCACTTCCACTTGATGTTCCACCAATTGCTGATGCGCCACCCCCACCACCTCCTCCGCTAGAGGCCGTATTTACTGGGGCAGCACCACCATTGCTACCCTGTGATGGAGATGTATTAGGCGTGTTACCAGAACCGCCTAAATAATATGGGGTGTCGTTAGAAGTGCCGCCGCCACCAGAACCACCAGTTCCAGCCGCTTTTGCGCTTGATGCTCCATTGCCGCCACCCGTTGAGGTGATTGTTGAAAATACGGAATCAGAACCGCTATTCCCAGTTCCTGTATTTCCAGCAGTTCCTCCTGAACCACCAGCACCAACGGTTACGGTATATGCCTGACCAAAAGCAACCGATAATGTTGTGCTTGACCGATAACCACCAGCGCCTCCACCTCCAGCGGCTCGACTGTTATTCGATGTTCCACCTCCACCTCCACCAGCCACCACAAGCAAGTCGCTCACAGGTGCGCCAGCAAGGAAAGTCACAGTCTCACTCGTTGTAGAAGTAGCCGTGACTGTATATACGTTGTATCCCGCAACAGAAGTCGAGAGAGATGAAGTTACACCAGATGAGAATGAGGCATAGTGCGTAGATGGGATTTTGATGATTACGACACCAGAGCCGCCTGCGCCACCGTTAGAGTTTCCTCCACCACCGCCGCCACCACCTGTATTAGCCGTTCCGTTAGACGCTCCGGTTCCTGATGCGCCAGCACCGCCTCCACCAGCACCACCAGCACCAGCGTCATCTAATCCACCACCACCACCCCCACCCGCCCTAGTTACTGAGGAACCAGTAATAGATGAGGCAGTACCCGCACCACCATCGCCAGACGTTGCCCCGCTTTGGTTTGCTCCTACCGCACCCGCACCACCCCCTCCACCACCATAATTTACAAATCCTGTTGTACTTCCACCATTATTACCTTGAGATGGGCTTGTGCTTGGAGTATTACCAGTTCCACCAGATGCAGCAGCACTAGGAGAACCAGCACCACCTCCAGAGCCTCCATTTGCTCCAGCACCGTTTCCAAAAGAACCGCCACCGCCGCCACCAGCAGAAGTGTTGCTTGAAAAAACAGAATTACTACCACTTGACCCTTTGTTTGATGTGCTAGTTGAACCTGCGCCACCCCCGCCAACCGTAACTGTATACGCCGTTCCAATAGATAGAGATTCGCTAGTAAATGAACGATAGCCTCCAGCGCCACCACCGCCACTAGCGTATGAATTAACATTATTCCCTCTGCCACCACCACCCCCACCCGCTACTACTAGGTAGTCAGCAAGAATTCCAGCGGCCCCGCCACCACCAGCAAGAAGAATCTGAAAGATGCCGGTCATTTATGACACGTTCCCTGTGATGACGCAGACGTTTGCGTTTGCAAACAAGACTGTAGCGACACCACGGGTTGCTAAAGAAACCGTAGCCTTATCGCTATCCGTACCGGCAATATAAGCCGTACTGATCGCGCAGTTTACCGTTACAGCACCGTTAGAATTATTAAATAGTGACACAGCATCGCCATTGGCAAACGTACCGTCCGGCACGGTAATTGAACCGCCAGAGGTAATCTGAATGTATTTGCCTACGTCAGAAGTGGTCAGCGTATACGAGGTATTTTTAGGCCCACCGTCAGGAATGTTTCTAAATCCCATTCTGAATCCGCTGCCACCTTCCGTAAACGAGATGGCATTTGCGCCAGATAAGAAAACACCAGTATCCGTATCGTCAGTAAAGCGCAAAGAAGGTGCCGCAGCATTGCCGTTAGCCAAAGAAGCAATGGTTATAGTCACGTTTCCGCTAGAAATGTTGGCACCAGCAATATTTGCCGCCGTAATTCCGGTCAATGTACCGCCAGTAACTACTACGTTGCCAGACTGAAGATTGGTAACATTGGCTGTAGTTAAGTTAGCCTGAGTCGCGGTTACGTTAGTAAATGTTGCATTGCCAGAACTGATGTTAGCGCCTGCAATATTGGCTGCGGTAATGCCTGTTAAGGTGCCGCCAGTGATCAATACGCTTGCCGATTGCATAGTTGCAATGTTGGCAGTCGTTAGGTTTGCTTGCGTAGCCGTAACATTAGTAACTGTTGCGTTGCCACTAGAAATAGTGACGTTAGAAATCGTGCCGCTTGTGACGTTTACGTTGACAAGGGTGACGTTACTAAGGGTTTCTACGTCCACCGTGACGTTATCTAGCGTAATGTTGCTGATCGTGCCGCCAGTGATTGTGACGTTGCTTGCTTTTAGATTGACTAAGGTTTCAGCACCACTGTTTATACCGTTTATGGCGTTAGATAGTGTAGAAAAATTAGCATCTAGTTGCGACAACGGGATAGACGTTGTGGCATTAGCAAACGTATTGGGTATAGTTACAGGAAGTGCCATTTAGAACCTCGCTCTCAATTCATGCTCAAGTTGGAAGCCGTTGATCGTAAACGGCGTAGTTGTTCCGTCAAGGGTGATTCCAAGATACTTACCATACATCTTGGCATCGGATTTGTATAGATAGTAGTCAGAACCGCCAGTCACGGTAGAAGAAATCCAGCCAATAAAGTTGCCACTAGAATTAGTCCACTGCACCACTTGGCTAGAGTTGTTGATCCAGTCAATAGAGTTGGCAAAACTGATGGCATTAGACTGCTGGTTTTCAGAGTCAATGTAGGCCGTAAAGTCGGCAAAACCAGTGCCAAGCGTAGCCTCAATACCGACTTTTAGGGCTTGTTTGTCCCTAATTGGATCGCCCATAGGCCAAAGGGCAGACACCACCTCCCACTCAATACCTGCCGTGCTGTCTTGGTAGAACCTGACTAGGTCTTGCCCAGTCGTACCGTACATCAGAATATTGCCCGAAATCACTGCCGAAGCCGTGCGGGTTATGTTATCCCCTTGGCTCGTAAAGAACCACTTTCGGTCAAAGAAAATGGCTTGTATTTCCCGTGGCGTGGTAGTGCCATTGGTAGGCTCGTTATAAGTAAACGTCCAAGCAGCGCACAAGATATTGTTGAGCAAGACCTGACCAGCCGTTACGGGCTTAGTAAAGTCTATGTCTGGGAAGATTCCATCTATGTCATCGCTGATCTTGGAGGTTGTAGCACCCACTAAGGCGTAAACCCCATAGCGATTCATAAACAACATGGATCGGAAATACGGAAAAATAGCGTACTTAAAGTTAGAACCAATAGATGCCGATACGTTGGTATTGGTAAATATTGTTTCACCTGTTGAACTATTCACCCGTACATCAGAAAACACGTTAATGCTATCTTCACCGTAAATATACAGGAAGTTGTTTGCCGCAATAATTACGGCAATGTCGGTTCTTAGCGTTGAGTCGGTAAGCGTAATGAATCCGCTAGATACCGATATAAAGTCATTGTAGGTGTCAGCAGCAGAGTAGTACACCGTGCGACCATCAGCAATCCAAGTACGACCACTGAAAGTAGCAATAGAATTGCCATTTTGACTAAAAAGAGTACAAGTGACATTAGCGCCAGCACCGTTGCCTCCTGTATCTGTGATCGTGACTGTAGGTGCAGATGTGTAGCCACTTCCGGCCTCCGTAACAATAATTTGAGATACGGCATTACCAACTAAAACAACCTCTCCTGTAGCCGTAACGCCGCCAGTTTCTCCGGGTGCGCCAAAAGTGACGGTAGGGGCAACGTAGTTAGCGCCACCATTATTGACGGTTACTGTGCCAATGCTACCAATACTGACAAGGTTTGTTCCGTCCCAAGTTTTATAACCTTTGGCTGGATCAATAATCAGGATTCTTTCGTTTTTCCACTGCACAATCTGTACATCAGCATTGGAAAAAGTGTTGGCAGCGGCTAGGTTGCCTTGAGTATTGGTCTCAATATTGACGTACTGAGCGCTTCCGTTTTGCTGGAAGGCAAACATGTACTCAGTATTATTGATGTTTGCCGATGCCATATACGTGACCGTATTGGCAAAAGATACGTTAGCCACGTTTTGTGGCGAGTTAACAATCTTGATATTGCCGTAGCCAATGGGCTGAGTGTTCTCAAGCCAAGCAAACTCGCCCTCGCCAATGGCGGTGCGGTTGTTTTTGACGTTTACGCCCTTGAAATCTTTGCTTACAAAGTATGATTTCTTTTGCTCGACAGCCGCCATTTAGTACCCCGATTGGTACACAGATGGCAGTCGGCGTGTGAATGTGCTGTTTAACGCACCAAGGATTTGCTTCGTGTACTCTTGCTTGAAGATTTCCGATTCACCGTAGGACTGCTCTTGGTACTTGGCTTTGTGCGCCGCGTAGTACGCGACTGCTTCGTAGAACGGGCTTTGGATTTCGGTGTCGGACTGCGACCCAGTGACAAGAGGTGACGGAAGAACGACAGTATCCAGTTCGATTTCATACGCTTGATCCGGTTTTGGCCCTATGTAAATTGTCTTGGCACCATAAATGGAAAAGCCTATGGGCCTGCCATTGTAGTTTTGCCAGAAACGTAATTGGGCGTTGAAGTCCGTCCAAGCCATGTAATACATAGGCCAGCGACTATCGCCCCAGTAAAGGTTGATATTAAGAATATCAATCGTGTTATTGCCCTGCGGCAAATCTAAGTAGTCGATGGTTTCATCGCCTACCGTCAAGGTATAGGTTTGTAGTATTCGCCTACACCCAGAATCCTGCACGGTATGACCCCGCGCATCGTTGATGTAGTCTATTAGTTCTGAGTCAGTCCAGAAGTTGCCATTAACGTCATGCAGCAACCGCCGTGTTTCGGTGATGTAGTCTGATAAGGTTGGCATAAGCCCTCATTACTGTAACTGTTGGACTTTTGCCACGCCTTTGACCTCGGCCTTTTGAACCTTGGGCATTGGCGCGGCTACTCGTTCCACCACCGGGGCTGTCAAGTGGACTTTCTTTGCAGGCTCGTTAGAAAACGAAAACTCAGCCAAGCGCTCTTTTGCGCGAGGCAAGTCTGTGTTCATTTTCATCCAGCCAAGCCTGACAAAATACTGCTCTTTATCATCATCGCCATAACCAAAGATATGCTTTGCAGCCTCCAATGAGATTTCAACCTCCTTATTGGTTTCAAAAACGTATTCAGTGTTTTCAAAACGTCCGGTTGCTGGAATCCCTTTGTTGGTTACAAAGATACTTTGGCTCATAGTGTGACAATATCTCCGTAAATGGCTACATCACAAGTTACCCCGGATGCTGCCACGTTGACGTTAAAATACAAAGCAGGTGCAGTAAACACATTGGCGTTTGCCGCAGCAGATAAAGTCAGGTTCACATACGATGAGGTGCTAGAAGCGCCGGTCAAAGTTTGTGTATCTGCAACATCTGTTCCGGTTGCTGCCGTTGAGGTGTGAACCCCAACGTCAGCGCCGGTTGCTGCGCCGCTAAAGTTACTTAGCGTAACTTGACGCACAATGTACTTATTGCCGTCCTGCACGGAAACTACAGTGTCTCCAGCAGTGCCAATAGATTGGCCTTGTAGGAAACCAAGACGCTTATACCCAAAACCATCTGGGTATTCACGACCTACGGCATTTGCGTCCATAGTGCCTCCTTATACGTTACCGAATGTTTCGGGAGCAGCGACTTCGCTGCCGACCACAACATAGGTAGACGTAACAAGTTGGTTGCCAAGGTTAGTAATACGCACGTTTGTACCGTCAGCGATCATAAAACCGCCGGTGTTGTTAGCCAACACGTTAGCAAAGCCAGTACCGGCAGATGAGTTGTTCACCTGAACGGCTACGTTTGCCACTGGATAAAAAACATACGAACCAGCAGCCAACACGGACGATGCTCCAGAAGTCAGGCCGGTAGAGCCTGCAATGAAGTATGCAGCCGTGCTGTTGGCGTTAGCGCTTGCTAACAGGATTTTATTAAGGGCTAATGAAGGCATGTCTATTTCTCCTTTACAGTGTCAGAGAGTTGTAGCCAGTAACCTTCGTCATCGACTTAGGCTTGGTGCTTACCATTTCGGCAATCATCAAGACAGCGCCAACATAACCAATTTGGAAGTTTGGCAGAGTCGATTCAAAGCCAGTAAACGCAAACGATGCCTGCTCATGTATGTACATGGACAGATAGTTTGTGTTCAGCAGGTACAGAGTACCTTCCGGGCAATAAGGATCAGGATAGATGGGAACACCAGCAACCATCAAAGCGCGGAAAGCGGCTTGAGGGCCATTGGCATCAGCATCGAACCCGGAACCCGGAGTAATCATGTACTGCTCTTGGCCTACGTAGTCCTGAGCCAGCAATGTCCAAGTACCAAAACCGCAGACACCGAATGTCGGCACTTCTGCACAGTTCTTGACGGTACCGGAGATGTACTGAAGTACGTTCTGACGAGTCGGGTTAACCGAACCAGCAGCGTACTCTTTGGAAGCCCACCACGAATAAGCGCTACGGCTAATTCCACCGTAGGTGCCAGACGAGTCAACAGCGATGGGCAAGCCCGTAAACTGCTGAGTATCCGAGGTGTTGGTGTACAGCGAGGTAGCCATAGCATCCATCATCACGTTGGTCGCATCGTTCATGCGAGCCTCAATGAGGGGGATGATCGCGTAGTCTTGCTGAACTGCGCCTTCCATACCGAGGAACGGTACCGGAGAGACAAGCAGTTTCAGGTTGAACTCAGCGTTATAAGCGCCTTGCTGAACTGAAGGTTGTGCAAAAGAGCCAGAATAATCTGACCATTGTGCGTTGACAAACTGCGACCCCTGAACGGGCACCGTCACCGATGACACACCGCCAGAAGCGGTTTGACTATTGGCGATCAGTGCAGCCATGAGGGGCGTAGAGTTGTAAATCTGCACGACCATCTTGGGAATAAACGCTCTACGGGTTACATACGTAAGTTCCGTATACTGTTGACTACCAGAGGCCGGTATAATTCCACCGCCAATAGGCATTTTGATCTCCTAAAAAAAAGCCCCTAAACCAATAGAATCAAAGACCGATTGGCCTTGGATTCTTCCTAAACTCGTTTAATGCCGCATGTGCTGCATCACGCGCAGCGCCTACCGGATTCTTCATAAAATCCTTGGTATTGAACTTCGACATTACGGGCTGCGGGAACTGCGATGGTGTAGGTGCTGCTGCCTGCTTCATCCACGAATGGTACTCAGCGGCAGTTTCGTGATTGGCAATACCCTTTTCAACCATTAACTTCTCAACATCCTTGATTTCATCTTCGGAGTCAACAAGTCCTTTTTTGATTAAGGTATCGCGGCGCTTCATCAATTCCTCTTTGGCTTCCTTTTGACGCAGTTTGTCCTCAAGGGATTTCACGCGATCTTCGGCTTGCTTCAATACGGAATTAGTACGCTCTTCAATTTCAATCTCAGGGATTGGAACGTCAGGACGTACTTGTTTTGTTAGTTGTAAGAATTGCTTGCGGGTATTGGGATTCTCAGCCAATGTCTTAGCCAATGCAGCCAATTCCTGTTGCGCTTCTACGGATAAATTCTCTAATGACATTTTTTAGCCCCTTTCTGTCTTTAGATGACTTTTTTACCGTCACCCGGCTTGCCAAGAGTCATTTTGTTCTTGGGGCCGATTTTGTTCGGTGCAGTAAGACCGCCAAACTCAGCAAAGCGGGGAGTGTTGACCACTTGACCGTTTTGCTGCGTGTTATCCGTGGGTCGGCGCGGAGCAAGATTTCCGCGTGGTTTGAAAAGTTCCATTTAATTCTCCTTAAACTGGTAATGGAGGTTGTTCGGTTCCGGGTGCTGGTGCTGCTGCAACTGCTCTTGCTTCAGGCGTTGCACCACCGGCCTGCGGCAAGGTTTGAATTAGATTCATAATCTCGGCAGGCATCAACTGTCGGGTATCCGACTCACGCTCACCAAACTTAGCCGTAATCTTTCCAACAACATCCTGAAGCGCCATACCCTCTTCGGACTGCATGCCAAAGGTTTGCAGGGCGTTTTGTAGCATGTCGAGTGCCATCATCACGTTCAAACGTGCCTGCTCCATGTTTCCTGACTGTGGCTCAGGCGTGGTCATTGGGGAAGGCATAGGGGCAGTCTGACTCGCCTGCTCGTTTGGAGGCGGTGTCGGTTGTGGTTGCTCAGATTTGAGCATGTCCATCATTTCTTTGCTTGAAACAGCCATAAGTGATCCTGTTCCTATGATGTGCGGATTTTCAATTGTTACAAACTATTGTGTCAACCAAAAAAAAGTAAGTGTTCGCATTTTCGCCACTTATGATTTCCGCATGTAACGGGTACCGTATGAAGTTTTGGGGAAGTTTCCGCGCTGTGCTTGGCGTGTATAGGAGATTCTACCCATACTACGCTCGGTATCCTTGATAGAAGTCTCGGTAGCGCGTGGCTGATCGCCACTACGCAGGTTTCCTTCTGGTTGGTTAGGCAGGGCCGCCATCTATCTCTCCCGGTTGAGGTGCAATTGGCTCTTGGCTCTGAGGAATCTCAGGACTTTGAGGCGTTTGGATAGTTTGAGTCTGTTTTTTCAAATCTTCAAGCAGTTGTTGCTTCATCGGCGGGTCAATCATCTCGATTAAGCGCTCTTTGCTGATGGTTCCAGCCTGATAGAGGCTAAAAGCCATCTCCCGCTGATCTTCCATGAAGATTGGACTATTGCTGTGGGCATCAACCTTGACATTGAAATCATCGGTAAACTGTTTTGCTATAAACTTATTACCCTTTTCATCAACGTAAACGGTATCATCATATACCATCATCATCTTCAAATAGAGGGTAGCCAGTTTCTCCAAAGCGCTTTCAATGACCAAAGCACGCTTTTTAGCCCGTGAAGAGCCGAGTCTAGCCAGTTGGGAGGCGTGTCCAGCGCTTCTAACACCACTTTCACCCCGGCCTTGTAGAACGGAAACGATACCTGAAGCCTCCGCAAACATGGCATCAATCTCAGCAATCTCACGGAATATGTCATTTGGAATGTCTGGAGCAAACTGTTCTACTTTGCCATTGGGCATATCGTTAGCCAATAGGCCACCGGCACGGCGTAGGGCAAAGGTTTTCTCATCTAAAAGACCGCCAAACCCCTGTAATACAGTGGGTGGGTCTACCTGTTTGTCCAGCAATTGCATGATCTGGGTGGTGCGCTTATTACGCATGTCTTGCAAGAAGATTAAGCGCTGTACTTCAGATTGTCCCCAGTAGTAATCGTACTGTGGATTGGGAGAAATCTGAACAAAAGGCACTTCGCCTTCTAAGAACATCATTTTGGATGATCGATCAAAGATTATTACGTCTGGGTCAGCAATCGTGACGCACATGTAATCGTCTTGCTCATCATCGTAAATCCATAGTTCGTGCATCATCACCGTATCTTCGGCAATCATTGGCACGTAGCGGTTTACGCCGGTCAGGTTTAAGTTAATGTTTCCGTAAATCGTAGGATTGGTTGCAGACGTAATTACACGATCCATACCGGAAGCATTGTCAGACGTTTCTTGCTGAGAGAAGGTGATGCGGCGCACCAATTCATCACGCTTGGGGTGCGACCAAAGGCGTGAGAACAATTCGCTCTTCGTCATGTAGTAGCGCTGGATCATGGCTTCTTGCCGATCCGTGTACGGCACATCTTCGCGCAACACGCCAACGGCAGCAGGTTCTACCATGTACGGATGGATACCATTGCGCCAAACTGGTTTGACAAAGGTTGTGTTGTAGCAAAATGACCAGTTAAGCGCTTGACCAAAAACCTGATCTGCGTTGCTATTTAACCAATAATCGTATAACGCCTTGGTTAAAACAGGCACCATGCGCTGATACTCTTCAGATTCGCTTGCTCCAATATTGATTGAAAAGCGTGTAGAGTCTGCTGCATACATAAACGCAGATAGTTGATCTATGTGCGGGAAGATTTTGTTATATTGCGCTGGCGCTTCTTCTGGCCCTGCACCAAACAGGTAGTAGGATCGCAAGCCTTCTGATTCCGTGCGTCTGGACTCCATAGACACCATGCACTTTTGCATAACGTCCATGTAGAACATCTCACGTTCTAATGGGTCGGTAGGTATTCTCATTTTTCAACTTTTAAGTTTTGATGGTCGGCAATATAACTGCCGATACGCGGCCCCGAAAGTTTTGCTGATTCTTTAAGCGCACCGATACCAGATACGTTTTCGCCTCCGACAGAACGCAAGTTAAAGCCGCCAAGATCACCCGGAGAACCCCATCGTGGGGCAAATGGGTTGTCAGGTTTTGCAAACCGTGGTGGTTGTGCCTCACCTTTTTTGACAGACTTCACATCGCTCATCTTAAAGTCCAGTGCAAGTTGTTTTAGGGTTTTGTCGCTACCCTTGGTACGATCACTTGTCATACCGACAGGCTGCAAGAAAACCACTTGTACATCGGTACACCCATGAGGACATACCGCTTCACGCGATTCAAAGTATCCGTGAGCCGGACACTTATAGTCGTTCATCACTGCCATATTAGCCCCTTTTTTTCACTGAGTCATCAAGTCTTGGTTTAGAAAAATCGTACTTATTGGTGATTCCTACCTTCATTTTGAACCCATCGGCAGTCATTTCAAGCCCCATACTGCGGCGCAAAACGGGCTTCGCCTTTGGGTGAAAGCCTATAAACTTCTTGCCCAAAATGTCGATTCTTGGGCCAGCCTCCCCTCGCTCCAGAGCCAGTAACGCCTTGGATAACTTACGTTGGGTGAGTTCGGTAAAGTTAGAAGTCTGGTCGCGGGTGATCGACTCCATGTGCCTGTAGCCTATGGCGGCAAAGGCGGCAAACATCCGCATGGTAAAGCCGCGCTTGCGCTTAGAGCGCATGATCTCAAGCCTACGGATAATCTCTTGCTTAGTCAGTACCGTATCCATATCTAAAAGCCAAGTGCCTTGAGGTAGTTATTGACCTGTTTCCTGACCTGCTCTCCTTCAGGATTTGTGGCGCTTTCGTCTTGCGCTTGCTTTTGTACCCTAGTGAGTCTTGCCGCAATGAGTCTTGGCTGGACTTGTTCTGCGTAGGCTGCACAGGCCAGCGCTGAAGCAATAACGCGATCATCTTTTCCCCTTCCGTATGCTGCAATCGTCCCTTGGTCACGTACTATACCTTTCATCTCATCTAGTAAATCAACGCCATACACATTACACATACCACGCTCAAAGTAATCCTTGAAGTAATTGAGCATCCGTTCTTTGCTAGAGTGAGTAGTTACCCACCCAATGCTATTAGAAACGCCGCCCATAGAGTCGTTTCTTCGCCATAGGTAGTGCTGCATATTGGCTAGTACGTTGTATAAACTTGCCGCTTCTGAGCCTCCCATAGCGGTTGCCTGCCTCTTTAGGTTACGCATCTCGTTAATAACCGCCTGTCCGGGGCCATTGACTTCCAAATTTAGGGTGGAGTTCTTATAAGCACCTGCCAAGTAGCAGATAACCCACGCAAACTGGAACGTATTAAGTTCAGCAGAGCAGAATTCAGCCACCTGATCTAGCCCATCGGCATAACAGCGGTAGACCTGTACACAAAAGCGGTCAGCCCAGTCAGATGAGCCGTAGGCAGGGTCAGCACCGATCACGTAATAGGCAGAGTCAATGGGTTCTTCCCAAATCGTCATGGTAGATAGCCTAGCGGTGGACTTTATTAACTCCGTGTCTTGGAAGTTGGCCCCCATGCTGAACCGATAATAGTTAGCGTCTATTAACTTTGCTTCTTTCATAGCATCTGTACATCTGCTAGTAGAAAAGAAGGATGAGCCGGTCATTACGAAGGCGTAGTCCTCGGTAGGAGGAAACTCTTGGTACATTAAGCCTTCGTCTTTGAGTCCTTCGTGCAGTTTCCAGCGCCACCAAGCCATCTGGCGGCTATTGATCTCGTAGTTGTAAATCTTTTTAATCTCTCGCGTCCATTCTTTCTCTTCCGGGCTAAGTTTTCCGTCCCAGTAGACGCGGTACACATCGGAGTTTGGGTCAGCAGCATAGAGTTGATTACGCCACCAGCCACAGAATATGGCTTTTTGGGTACGCGCTCTCTTGGCTGTTACCCACATGTCATGGAACATATTGAACCCACGGGCGGTGGACTCGAACATGTAATAGCGTAGTGGGTTTGTTTCTGCAAGGGAGGCGAGAAGAGAGGCGAGTCCTTCTTCGTCACCCCAAGAAGAAGTCTCAGTGCCGTGCAAGAAAGTGATACCTTTACCGCGTCCCAGTGTTCCCTTTGATCTTGTGCCTGCGACTTGGTAGAACATCCTTGATCGGTTTTTGAGAACCATTTGGTTTCTGTTGTGGGACATGAGAGGAATCTTGTATTCCTTTGGTAGTCCGTCCATGTACATCTGTAGAGTGCTTCTAAACTGTTCACGGTTTTCCTCCGTATCGGTTGTAAGCGTGCCTTGCATACCGGGGTTTAGGAAGTGCCAATACAAATCCATTGCAAGGCTGATAGTGGTTATCCCTAACTGCCTGCCTTTAAGCACAATAAAGAAATGAATGTTCTCTTCTAAGCCCTTGGCTACCTCATCAATCACATAGGTCTGCGTACCTAATAGGGTTTCCCCCAAGGTAATCATGCCTTGCTCTTTGGATTCAATCTTTAGGTTGCGGCAAAACTGGTAAAACTTCTTAGTGTCAAACTTCATGCGCGAGACAGTATGGTTAGCCCGTGGCAGTTGCGGTAGCGCTCATGCAGTATCCAGTCTTTGTGTTCCTCTAAAAACTCCTCTATGGCAGGCCAAAGACCGCGATCAGGTGAGCCATCATCGACTTCGTTCTTAAACCCCCAAGGGGCATCGGTGTCGTGCATGATGATGTACTGCTTGGCTTTAGAGTGGTGTAACTCCAACTCCACCTTCAATTGCCCATAGGTATGCAGGGTGTCAATAAAGAGTAGGTCACAGGTTGGTATATCAACGTGCCGTGAGTCTGCCTGCTTAAACTCAATGCTGATCTCAGAGAGTTTGCACAGTTCCTCTAACTTCAAGTTTTGGCAGGCGTTAATATCCAAGTAGAGCATCCACTTGCCTTTGTAGGGGCTGGCCTCTAGTCCAGCAGCCAAAGCGTAGGCAGAGCAGCCACCTCTTACCCCCATCTCGACTACAGAGGCACACTCACGGGCAAAGTCTCTAAGGGTGGTGAAGTGTTCCCACATATCGGTACACATGGGAGCAATCTGAGGGAGAACCTTATTTAAGTTTGACAATT